CGGGTGGAGTGGATTGATATCTTGAGCGATTCCGGCTGGGCTAGCGATAAAGAATTTGATAAGATGAGATTAAGTTATCCAGTCAATGAAGGTTGGTTATATTCTAAAGATAAGGATTCAATTAAATTATTTGCTTCGTTTGATAGAGATGATGATGGTATTACTTTTGGGGATCGGACGATGATTCCAACTTCGGTTGTTCGGAAGATTCAGAAACTTTAGGCTCTTCAATTGCCTCTCCCTCAACAATATCTGCATTTAAAAGAGGTGCGTAGTCGTCTAATATCTGTTTCATTTTGTTTTCTAATTCCTGTTCTGACATGTCTTCTAATTTCCCAGTTTTTATTATTTTTCTGTCTATGTATAATCCTGCTGCCTTGCCTCGTGCTACTTCAGCATTTACAGCAGAAGAGAAACTTGATTTCTTAAGGGCCGCCTGTTTAATTCTATCTAGTTCAGCAACATGTCTAGCATAAGTAACTTCATGTTTTTGTAATCGTTCTTCATGTAGTTTACCAACATAAGCTACAACTAAGGGTGAATGTCTAGGGTTGGTTAGTTCTGATCCTTCCTGTGGTGCTCTCTTAGGTGAGTAGCCAGCTAGTATTGCCGCTTCAGTTTTAGAGACTGGTCCATCAGGTCCACCAAATACTATGAATTCGGCAAATCTCTTTTGCATTTCTGTCAATCTTTTTGGTAATCCCATGATTGACAATTTAAGGTAAGTCTCCTATATTGTCAAGTGTATGAAAGATAAACGTACATATACAAATATAAAGGAATATGGAGAAGATATGAGTTATGAGAATGATGCTAAAATAACAAATGAAGACAGAGGGCCTGCTGATTTAACTTTTTTAGTTGAACAACATCAAAAAGAAATGTGGGCATGGAAACAAAAAGAAATGGAATGGATTAGAACTGTAAATTTACTAGAAGGAAATAAAAAAATTGTTGAAGAGATATCCTCAAAATTAGTAGAGATAGGGAAAATTAATCTGAATCTTCAGGCACACATTAAAAATCTAGAACATGATAATGCAACTTACAAAGAAGAAATTAAAAAACTTCTTGCAGAGAAAAACAAATGAGAGTAAGAGACCTACAAGAATTCCTTTCTACTTTTACCTCTAGTAATAAGTCAGGCACAAGACAAGGCAATGCTGTTAGTGATGCTGTTATTTATGTAGAAATAAGAGGACAACTACATGAAATTAAAAAAATGGAAGTACACGAGAACAGTCAAACTATATTGGGAGCCAAGGGTAATCATGAATCCCATCGTCTTGTAATGAAAACAGGAGAGGCATCTAATATAATTTTACCGGATAAATTGCGTACGCCGGGCGTGTAATGCATGAGGCTATTACCTCGATAAAGACATGGGTCCAGAGGCAAAATTTTACCAACAAATTAAAAAATCTTTTCCTGAAATTTCGTGGAATAGACTTGAAAATAATAGCTTACTTGGTACTCCCGATCTATTGGGCTATAATAATTCTGGGCACTTTTTTACTGTAGAGCTGAAGGTAACGAAGAGTAAAAAAATTAGATTTTCACCACACCAAATTGCGTTCCATGTGAAACATCCTGACAATACATTTATCATGATAAAGGCCCTTGGTCCTTTATCCCCTAATACTTCTCCGATATCCATGTACCGTGGTTCAAGAATCAGGGAACTTGTTTCTTCAGGCTTGAAGCTTGATGCTTGCTGCTTGGGGCTTGAGGCTTGCCGCTTGATGTTCAACCAGGTTGGTTCGAAAGCTTTAAAGCTTGAGGCTTGACGCTTGAAGCTTGGTGCTTGGAGCTTGCTGCTTGTAGCTCTGAGCTAGGGGTCGCCTCTCGATCACAGGGCTGGACCTCTCCTAGCTGTTGGCCCGGACCAGATGCACGCCGCGCCGATGCCGTCGCAACCCTGGGGCTAATGACCTGATCCGATTTATTACGCTTGCGTAATTCTTTATAATATTTTGGATGTCTAAACATTAATGTTTACCGTATATCACAGTTTGAACTTCTTTGTCCCAACATTTCCGGCAATCTAAACATTTGCCCTTTTGATCTGGAGCTGGACATGTCCGGGCTTCAGTCTCTGTAGTAACGCCTGACTCGTGAGCCCAGGCCTTGGAGCTGGGGCCGTTGATCTTGCTTCTAGATAATCTTATAACAAGATTAGCCGGAACCTCTTCAGGGGCTGGCAGGAACTGGCGCTCTTGCGTGGGAAGCCAGTGATTCGTATCCGGTGTAAGTCTACACACCTCCAGGATTTTGGCCATATGTTCAGGGCTCTGTACATCTCCGGCGTCGTGCCATCTAAACCATTTTAAATTTTTAATTCTTGCAGCCATAGCTTCGACCCATTGCGGGTGTTCAATTGCTTTCAGGCGTCTGTACTGGGCCGCCTTGATTGCTGGATATCTTGTGTAATTTCCTTTTTTAGCATAACAGCTAAAGCAAGGCGTGCCAGGAATCTGGGCCAGTTTCCAGCCCGTCTTGCATTCCCATGCGGGAAGGCTATAGCTCAGGCCGGGCATCTTACTTGTTTTTGTAAAGCTGTCTGTAATTTTTAAAGCTTCTTTTACTAACATAATTTCTCCTTTATAATCCTATTACTATCATTCAGTCTTTAACGTGTCAATTAATTTATTCCAATTAATCGTTGGGTCTAGCTCCTCCAGGCTTGCAGCTTGGCGCTTGGTGCTTGAAGCTTGTTGCTTGATGCTTTTGAAAAACTTCTCACAGCTGGCCAGGTAAGCTTGCGGCAGCTCTGAATGCGGCCGCAAGAAATAATGTGTTAGGTCGTTGTGTTTAATTCGCCTTTTTTGCATTTCCACCTTGTACAACTACGTTGTCACCGTCGAACCCTGCACCCTTCAACATGTCTCCAATTTTAGAAATCATTTTGACCTCTGCGTGCTTTTCGTGTTTGTCTTTGTATTTGATATATTCCTTGTTTGTAATAATAGGCTCAAACTTGGTATAATAAAACAAAGTTCCTCTATCGTAACCATCTTTAACTGTAGTATGTTTTTGAGTTGATACATGCCACTTATTATCTTTAAAGATATAAATATATTCTATAAATACATCTCCTTTAATAGCATCCATGTACATCCACTCATCTCTGTACTCTTTGGCTGGGTCTATTTCTCTGTCCCAATCTCTGGCATAGAAACTACACTCATCAATGGTATCACTTAAAAAACTGGCGTCTCCATAATTAAATAGTTTTTTTGCTTTTTGATATGTGGTGTAATTATCATTTAAGATTTTACCAACGCCATATGGATACCCATCACTATGGACATAGATAACTTTCACTTTCTTTGTCTTTGGATCTTCTATTGCTATATTACTTCTTGTACTCATACTTTCTCCTTTGTTAATTTCTCATCCTACATTATCATTTACTCATTGTCAAGCGTTGCTTGCTGCTTGAAGCTTGGCGCTTGAAGCTTTTATCATATATCAACTCTGGGTTTACTGATCAGGTAACTCAACCCAGAGTTGCCTAACATCGTCGCTACCCTCGCAGGTCACAGCTAACGTCCAGTGAAATTGCCAGGGGCAAGATATGTACGCCTAGTTAGGTCATCATTAGCAGGACCATCGGGTTGAAGCCCGACAGTAATTGTTTACCGATGCATCAGGGCTTAGCCTATATCTAGGGCCAATGGTCCAGCAAATAATGACCAGGGAGGCTGTCCGGAATTAGTACACCCTCTCCCTGATCCCAGGTCTTGCTTAACTGAACGCCCGAAGGACTTACAACAAGGGATCCACAAAACCAGGGATCAGTACTAGTGGCTCGTAGGCGATCCCTCTCCAATCTGATCTGGAGGGACACTGCTGTATAGTCACGTTGCAACCTATGATCTAGCCCGCCGAAGCAGGCGCCAAATCTAGTTACCGATCCCAGAACCCTGTCGCGCAACACAACATTCTCAGATACAGTTTCAGCTTACCGTTGTGCCTGTATCCACAGGGTTCAGGGATCAGTAATACTGATCCCAGATCCAATCGCTAGTGTACAGTTGCTCTGCATTGCAACCCACCTTACCCACCACGTTCGCAGGTGTATTGGATCAGGGATCAGTTCTGGTGGTGGACGTCTAAGACTTATTATAAGTGAGCCTACCACAACCAGAAGTTGTCCCAACTAAATTGATACTTGTTTAGAATAATAATTTAGTTAATCAAATATAATGCTTGACTATCCTATTGTCAAGTGTTAATTTCAAATCATGCAAAATAAAAATACAGAAAGGAAAACAATGAGTAAAATAAGAATGAATACCGAATTTAGAAATAAGATTTTAAATAGGTATGTTGAAAGTGCAGAAAATGAGAACACACAAGAAAGAGAGGCATTTAATCAAGCTAGGGAAAAAGTAGATCAATTATATCCTCAAGCATTTAAACTTGCACAAGAAGTTGTAGGTCAAGCATATCCAAGTGATGATGTTGCGACTTGCAAAAGTTTAAAAGCAAAATATGGACAACCTTTAGATGTTGTTGCTAAAGATAAATGTTTTTATTTCTCTTATGCAAAAGAAAACCTAGATGAAGATGAAAATGAAAATGACAGAAATGTATCTGAACATTTTGACTTTGGTTTATTTGGTAGTTGTGGCACAAGTGAATACAATGATGATACTGGAAAACAATTTGCTTATGCTTATAAAAGAGAAGAACTAAAAGCAAAAGATTGCAACCCAGATATCTTTGCACAACAAAATGGCAAAGATGATAACCCACATAAAACTAAACACATTGAGGCAAACGACAAGGCACTTGGATATAGTAATTATTCAAGATATAATTCTGATGATGATAACGCAATCGGAATGACTAGAGAGTTTGATAGTCAATTCTATTTAGATATTATTGGAACATCACATTGTCGTTCAAGAACTATTGCTTGTAATAAAGAACAGTTTTTATTCTTTAAGATTTGGAAACAAGCAAAAGCAAATGTAATTACTTGTCATCAAAAATGGATAGATAGTATTGAAAAACAAAAACAAGCTATGAAAACAGGATTGAAAGCTTACAGGTATTTAAGCGAGGGTGTTGAGTTGATGAAAGAACTAGGCATTGAACTTGATGAGGCAGAACTTGTAAGATGTAATTCAACAGGATTAACAATTTATAATCCTGTTAATTTGGCTAGTATGATTAAAGGCATGAAGAATACAACCATGACAAGAGAGCAAAAAATAGCGATTAGAAAGGAATATGAAAAACAGAATAACTTAAATTAAGCTATTGACAAGGCTATCCTACTTATGATAGGATAGCCTTAATTAACAGAAAGATATAAAATGGAAAACAACAAACAATTTAAAATAACATACTACGCAGACAAACATAAAAAACATATTACTAGATTAGGTAAATGGGTTGAGGGTTGCAGATATTGGACAGACAAATCTGGTAAAGCAATTTTCACATATTGGGATATGGACGCAGATAATTTTAGAAATGCGACTACATCTTGGAAAGTGAGGTTTTAATGAAATTATTTATTGGATTACTAGGATATGTAGTTTTATTTCTAGGAATAGTTTTAGCACTGCATTTTGATTTTACTATTGGAGTGATAGTTGCAGCTAGTGGTTTGTTTATGTTTTGGGCAATGTTGCCACAATACGATAATCAAAACGATAGATTAAGAAGATATGAAAGACAACACCAACAATGGTTGAGAGGTAAAAAATGAGTGAAATGAATGAAATGCATTTTGACCTTATTGATAGTAATAAAGATAAAATGTATCAAAGAAAAAAGTTAGAATATCTTGAAGATAGAATTGAAACACTTGAAAAAGCTTTGGGAAGAATACACAAAATCCTAGGCAGATATCAAATGAGAGAGGGGGATAGCAATGCCGAATAAACATTTTTGCCAAGGAACTAATTGTCATAAATATTCCACAACTGATAGATTTTTAAAATCTAAAGGAATAATTCGTGGAAGATATGCGATGTACACTAGAGATAGTCAAAGCGATTGGTATTCACGAGGTAAATATTTTTGTAGTACTCGTTGCGAAAGCGATTGGTTAAATGAAAATATGTCAGCTATTGAAATGGGTATTCCAGTTCCCTTTATACGTGAGCGAAGATTTACTGAGGGATATGAGAAGAAGAAGATAACCTATGAGCATAGTAATTATAGCTATAACACTATTCAAAAAATAGGGATTGACAATAATGCTGAGCAATGATAGGATTATCCTATAACAGAAAGGATATATGAAAACAATTAAATACAATAATAAAACAATCAAGCTACCATTCGTCGGAGCGGATTATGGAACTGACCCATTAGAAATGGAAACAGTTTCAAATCCATTTAGCGGTGAATCAATCTCAATGCCTAAGTT